CCAAGACTGGCGATACATATTTGTGTTGCTTACTCCGTATCTTTTAAGCTCTATGCAAAAATTACCTAAATAGATATCAGCCAACCCTTTTACAAACGACTGATCCAGATTTCTCTTAACCCTATTTTCATAATTCCCCAACTCTAAACGTGCATTAATTTTGTTGACCATAAGCCTTTCAAAAGCTGCACCTTTAGTTCTACTATTTATCTTTTTCATTTATCTTTAAATATTAAGTAAGCGGTTATAAGCAGCAAAAAGACTGCGGCTGATAGAACATCTACCATGTAACCTAACAATCCAACCATGCCCTCATACATTGTCTAGCATCTCCAAAACTCTTCTTCCAGACTCATAGCCTGTAATTCGATAATGCTCTCCAGCACCGCATTGGTAGTAGTAGAAGTTTTGGGTTCTATCGGCTTTCTCAAAAGCCAAGCGTTCCCTCACCTCTTCTACAGACTCCTTATGCTGAGTCATTTGCCATTTCTCTTTTGAATTGCGTGCTACCTAACTTAATAAGCAGTTGCGTTGCAGCTTCAATATTCATGTCATGTTCGACAGCAAATATCTTGATATATTTATGTAACTCTATGTCTATCCATAAAGCTTTCTTGTTTTTATTCTTATCTATTTTCATATTTAAATACTCTCCAAAATAATATTACCATTTTTTATAACTAATTCAATTTATGTTTTGATAGTTACAACTTATAATCTAAAAAGAAGGGCATTTGCAAACCTCTCCAACTCTAATACTCTAGTTTGCTTTTGCCCTTCGCCTACCTAACTAATTCTCTTAATAATAGGTTTCTTCAACCTAATGCTCCTCGCCTCCTTCGCTGGCGTTATCTTCTCTTCTGTTGCCTTATAGTTCCTTGTACCCCAATCAACCTTGTAGTCTGCTGATCTGGCTTTAGGATGATTACCCATAGAAACCATAAGATTCGTCAAACAAAGATCAGCAGCCATTTCTGCTCGATTAGCGACATCTTTTAAAGTCATGTATTGGTCTATATCCTCTACCACGTCCTCCTCCAATATCATTACACTATCATCCTCTTTTGCAGTATCGAAGATCATATAGGCATCTTCCGGACACTCTGGAATATACCACTCCTCATTTTCTACTCTATGGTCAAAATCCAATACCACCTCTTTTAGCTTTTCAGCATAGTCTGGTTGTCTTTTATATACATAGATACGAAAATCAGTTCCCTGCCAAAGTACAATCAATATTCCGTATTCAGCATCTAATATCTCCATGCTGGTCATAAGCTGATGCACGCCAAGCCATGTTGGTGGTTCTGATTGGGGGAACTCAGAACTAACCTTGCACTCAATAGGTATTTGCCCGTTAAGTGTTAGCTTAGTAGCGTGTGGTAAAAATATACCAGTATCAGCGTCTTCTTTAACTATGATGTCTTTAGCGTTTGCAAGGCCGTCTAAGGAAGCCTCTAACGGCAGTAAAGGATGCTCAATCTTATAATCTATATCAGCATCTATATCTGTTATGCCAAGTCTTCTTGCGGCTTCTTTAATTAATACAGGTTCAAGTAAGTCTCCTGTTGCCATTCTATTGGTTGATTTGAAATCACTAGGGATTCCATGCTTATCATCTATTGCTCTTTTTAAGCATGTTTGCTTATTAAAGTATTTGCCCTCATCCATCAAAGCACAAATTATTGAACTCGTTGCCTTATACCAAGTTAATTTACCTACCATAACAATTCTCCTTTTTATTTATTAAATTACTTATTTCCGAAAGTGATTCCCTTACAGGGATTGGGTTAGATTCGCTTGCAAGCACAATGAATGTGCCTCTCTCATCTTTGTATGTTGATTTGATATTATTGACAGATACGTTTAATATAGTTGTTGATCCTGTCCTGTTAAGTCTGACAGTTTTACCAACCCCTTCAAACCTAACAGCTTTTCTACTGCTTCTATCAAAATATATATTATGCGAAGCCTTATTTGGATTAAAAAATAACTCTAGCTGTTCTGTCCCACTGCTACGCTGTTTATAAGCAAGTGCTGTTTTGCACTTATTATTTATATCATTTGTAATTATCTTACCTCTATTGTCCATTACCTTGCTCCTTTATAGCTTGTTGATCCTAATATTCCGATTGCAGTGTTTGCGTCTTCTTTTAATATCCAGTTCAATAAAGTTATTTCGGTATCAATAAGTCGTTTCTTATTAATAATTGAATACGGTGCTCTTCTAATCTGTTCGATATTATCTATAGTTTTTTTACATCTTACGCAAAAACTATTCCAATTCACTTCACTCTCAGTTGCTACCGTCAATCTTTTACATCTTGTATCGTGATACATATTACCCCTCTTTTAATCATCAACTTTTTATAATCTATATAAATATTTTTATATTTGCAATAGATTTATATAAATATGTGTAACTATTACACGCAAAATATTACCCTAATTTTTTGAGGGTATTTTTAATGCCCACAAATTTGTTAGTATTATCCAGTAGATCAAGTCTCCATTTTCCGACCATTTTATCGAAGCTATTGCGGTCTAATGTCTTTAAGTAACTCAGCTCATCGTTTGTTCCTATTTCAGAAAAAAGCTTGTTAATGGTTTTACCCATAATGCCTTCAAAAACAGGCGATAGCTCAAGCACGCATTTGATTCTTTTGGTCATATCTACCAGATAAATCCTTTTGAGTAGTTTTGTAGGCTCATAATATTTATTTCTTGAGTCATCTTTTTTCTTAATTTTCTTTATAAGACCAAAATCAAGCAAAGCTTTAATTTTTTTTCTAATGGTGTTTGGTGATTCAAGTAACGTATTTTCTATCAAGGACACATTAGGATAATTACCCTTATTGTGTTCAGTAAAAATAAATTTAGCTATGAACTCAGCAATTGGGTCTTTTTTAATACCAACAGTCTGCACAAATAATAATGCGTTTAATTCAACAGCCACATCATGTTCTGTCATTACTCTAACCATTCTTTCAGCATTAGTTTCTTTCTTCATATTACAACCCTAGCTTTTTAGCTTTGTTTAGTACGTTAGAGACACCTGTTGGTGTCCATGTATCTTTACCCCTTCTTGTCTTATGCCCTCTTGCTATTAAGGCATCGGCTATTTGCTGTAAGGTTGTTTTACCAAACCTTTGGATTTCTCTAATCTCTATAATAATTTGACTTACATAAGCATCAGCAAGCTCTCGCCTCACCTTTGATGCTTTTTTAGTTGCGTAATTAAGATTTACTTTATTGCCGGCTGCCCACTTCTTACCCGTATCTGGATCAATGGATCGCATCTTTTTATGAAGTCCAGCAGTTGCCGCATCTGAAGCAGCTTTAACTTGATCTTCGCATTGTAAAAACATTTGAACAGCCCTGTATCTAAAGACGACTGTATAGTTTTTCCTTTCAGTTATAGCGTAAACATAAGGATCAGAGTCATCATCTATTTTTAGAAAATGTGCACATGCAGTTAAGTTCCTAGGTAAATGTCCTATGTTCGGTATTATTAATTTATAGTCTCTGCCATTGCATCTACTTGCAGCCTTTTGTAATTCAGGCTTAAACGATGGCCTTGTACTCGTTTCAATATACTCATCTATAATTTTTGTGCCAGCACCCATAACTTGATTAACAAGATACCTAGCCCTCTCCTTTTCCTTCTCTGACTTTATGTACACCACAAAATTACCTCTCGGCTTATATCCGTGTTGACTGCTTAATTCTTTAATACTCATTATCTCCATCTCCTACGCTTGAATAGCGTTATAACAAATATATATTATGCGAAGCATTGTTATTTATATTCATCATAATGATGAGCTTATACTAATATACATATATATACAAATATCAATCTATGATATTTATAACTTACATCTGTTAAAGAGTTGTTTTTGGTGCAATAAATTTGCTACGTTTTATATCTATTAAGAATAGTAATATAAAGATTATAAAATTTACTTGAGAAGAGAGTTAATTACAGGTACTGAACTTAGCTGGTTTAATGTTTCCCTAAAGCTGTCTAACTCCATTGTTGGGGTTATAGTCTTAGAGCTATAGGTAAAATAGGTTTGTGAAGTAGTATTTGATTTAAAAAGAATACGATGGCCTTCTTTGCCAAAAAATACAAAAGCAATAATATCGCAATGGTATTGCTTATAAACTTTAGACATATTTCTTGAGTTTTCTGTTGCAAAAGCATATTTGCCCTCCTTGGTCTCTCTCCTGCTTTTAACCTGTACAGTAAATTTACAATTGCCTAATTCGGTTAGTAGGTCTGAAGGGTGTCCTTCTTGGCAAGGGTAACACCAGTCGCAGTGTTCAAGTAAAAAGGTTTGGACTAGGGATTCACCCAAAGCTCCAAGCCTTGAATTACTCTGGTGGTCTTCTGAGGTCTTGTTGCCCATCTTGCAGTAAGGCTATTTGCCTTGAATTATACAAAGCTCGACTTGGTGTTTGCGTTTTAGCCCAAAGACTGTCGAGCATCTCTTCTGAGGCCTTAAGCCATAGACCCATTTCCATTAAAGCTCTGGTTCGTCTAAAGCCCATAAATCCTGTAATTCCTAATTGGAACGTCATTGATATACATATAATACGAGCCGGTTCAGGAAATGTTCTCCATACGCCCCAATGTTTATCAAGATTATCTTCTACTCTTTGCATATCGTTATTTAAAAGATACAAAGCCTCGTCTTCTGATATACCATTTTTGTCTAGGCAACGCCCAACTCCAATTGTTTTATATCCAAGACTGTCATCATATACATGACAAACCATACCTTCTTGTTTAATTAATAACTCTCTTACTTTATCTTTCATCATCTTGCCACCCCTTTCACCTTCTCTACCGACCTTAAAGAACTCATGCCAAGTAAAGCCATTAATATAGTTGTTAATTGTGTGAAGTCGAACTCTAATGCTTCTAATTGTAGATTTGAACCCGCAACGACCGCTATCCAAGTTGCAACAGGCAAGATGCAATAATGTATAGCCAAGCTAAGTGAACATATCCACAAAATGGATGGCCTAGCGGCTGAAACAAACCAGTTTGTACTTTTAGCTGCTTGTTTATTAACTTCAATTTGTGCTTTGTCCAGTTCAATTAATTCTATCTTTAGGTTATGAGCTAGTTGCTCTTTTAAATCTTTATCTTGAACAAATTTATCCAAGACGTTATTTGCTACTTCCGCTACAGCGTTTGTAATACTCAAACTATGCCTCTTATTATTATTGCCATGAGGCTGATAATAATTGTTGTAAGACCTGCTAAAAGCCAAGTTTTCATGCTTTGTACTGAGCCTTGAAGATCGTCTGTCTTCTTAAACATAGATCTCCACCTTTCAGCACATTGAGCCTCATGGATTTTTAAATCGCTAGAAACATCATTAGCAGTCTTACGCGTTGACATTAGACTTCAGAAACCTCGCCTATTTCTGGCTCTGATACATCCTTATCTTTATCAAGCATTTTCTTTAAAGCCGTTGCTTGGAATTGAACAGCACTATTTGCCTTGACAGATTGGTAAGATGCTTCTTGAGCCTCTTGTTCCATTCTCTGTAAAGCATTAAAAGTAAGCTTAATTTGATCTGACAAATCAGCAACTTTATATTCTTTGTCGAATATCATTACTTCGGTTAATTCTTTTCTCTCATCTTCCATTATAAATACCTCTCCGTGGTTTGTTAATTATAAATAAATTATATATTAATTTTCAAGGTGTTCAACTCTTGCTAAAAGGCTGTCTATTATTGTTTGTTGTTCTTTCATTCCTGCAACTAAGTGGACTACTAATTTGCTGTAGTCCATACAATACATTTCATTTTCTTCTTCACCTTCAACAACTGCATTGGGTACTATTTTTTGTACTTCTTGAGCTATAAGACCTTCGTCTGCTTCTCCTGATAATTTCCAGTTGTAAGCTACTGGATTAAGTTCGTTAATAACTTCTAAACCTCTTGCTATACCTGTTACATCTTTAAGCCTTGCATCTGACAAAGTGCCGTAAGCGATATTACTGCCGTTACTTGTTATCTTACCAACTTCGTTACCACCAGCATTAGCAGCAAACCTGACGTAATATCTAGTTCCACTAGACGCTGCATTATATAAACCCAATAGTTGAGCAGAAGCACCACTAGTTACCATTCCGATTCCTTGCGAACTACCACATTGCACGGACATTGTTTCGCCACCTGAATACAAAGTATTTGCAGTTCCTATCTTAACTTTATTATTGCCACCATCAACATAGAACATATGGTCTACACCGTCCGACTCAACACGGAAGTCTGCGTCTACGCCACCTTCATTGAATATTGTATGTCCTCCAGCACTAGGAGTTGTCGTAAAACCACCGTCACTATATATACCTAATCTTTTAGTACCTCTTAATGTAAATTCTAAATGTGAACCGCCTGAAACCCCTTCTCGCCTAGCTATAATCTCAGCAGTTGGGTTGTATACACTAATGTCTCTAAATGATATTTTCCCACCTTTGCCACCAACGTGGGTTGTACTTCCGCAATCTAGCCTTAAAAGCTCTGCAATTTCGTTTAGTCCAGTGTTTTTGCGAACATGCAGTTGAGCGGCTGGTGTGATACCCAAGCCCAATTGCCCAGTCGAATCCAGTCTCATGCGTTCAGATACTGTCGGAGTCCCTGTGGTTTGGTTTGAATTTGAAAAAATTACTTTACCTTCAACGAACTGCATTGCAACACCACGAGCATTTCCTCTGTGTTGGAAATTTCCACTTGCATCATAATAAAGATTATCTAATAGTGCTGTTTGACCTGTAGATGTAACAGTATCGTTTCCTAAGAATGTTGCTCTTCCGCCAACTTGTAAAATATCATGTCCTGAAAATCTTGCTGTTTCAGGAACTTGTCCAATACCAACTGCACCTGATGAGTCTATTCTCAAGCGTTCTGCTTCACCTGTATATAAACACATCGCATCTTCTGCGTGCCTGTACTGCAAAAGCCCTCTATAGTGGCTACCTGACGCAGTTCCGTCACCAAAAGCTAAACCACCAACAGAGCCTGTTCCACTATATACGGTCATTCCAGCATGACCAGAGCCAGAACCAACAACTAAATTTTGTGCAGATGCACCTGTAAAAGAACTTGGCGTACTATTTCCAATTCCAACAAAGCCTGATGAGTCTATGCGGACTCGCTCTGTATTTCCACCAGTAGAAAACAGCATATTACTTTGTGACCGTATAGCAAAATCATTAGCCGAAGATGTGCCAATCATTTGACCGCCAGTAGTAACCGCTTGTATACCTGCTCTGAAAGTATCATCGGTGTCTCTCCAGCTAATTTTCTTGTTAGAGCCTGTAGATAAGTCTATTTCATTCCAAAAGGTTGTCTTGCCAGTCGCGTCTATTCTTATGCGTTCTTGATTGGCTGTAAAAAATGTAAAAGCATGAGAGCCTGTAGTTCCTATTTGTGCCAATGAAGCACTTTCAATACTTTGGAACAAAGCATTTACACTGTTTGTGCTTACTTGAGTTGCAACAATGTTGTCGCTAGTAGATTTAACATGTAGTTTGGTAGAAGGATTAGTAAGTCCAATTCCAACGTTTCCGCCATTAAAGTGTGTAGTTCCATTAGCTGATAACTGAATCGCTGTAGCGGCACTTGCGTTTTGCATCAGTAATTTAGCATCGTTAAGGGCTTGAGTTGTAAATATAAAAGTTTCGTGTGAAGCAGTGTTTACGCTAAATTCTACAGAGCCGTGAACATCAAGCGTTCGTGCTGGGTCGCTTTTACCAATTCCAACCCTATTAGTACCACCATCAACAAACAACATATTAGCGTTGCCATCTGATTCAACTCTGAAATTTACGTCTTGTCCTGAGTCATTTACAACAGTTTCACCATTATTACCTGCAATTGATAAACGGTCACGGTAATTCCCATCATTCCAGTACCCAACTAATTTATTTGAAGCTTCTGCTCCCTCTACATCCCATCTGAAAAAATGATTAGCTGCTGTATTATTACTTCGTAATTGAATAAGCCCTGCCTTAACAACACCTTCACCAGTACTACCTGCATTAATAGCAGAAGCAGTAACCGCCCCTGTAACCCCAAGCGTTCCACCAATTGTAGTATTGCCATCAATAGAAGCAACTCCAGTTATATCCAATGTATTAGCTTCAACTTCTCCGCCAACTAATATACCAGCAGTCCTAGTTGTTAATTTAGCAACTCCGCCAACTGATAAAATCGTTACGCCAGCAGCAGATAAAGTTCCAGAGAAAGTTCCGGCATTAAATGTAGTAGGGACTATATTTGCTGATCCATTAAAAGCAACGCCCCCTATTGTTCTGGCTGTAGCAAGTACAGTTGCACTTCCTGCATTTCCAGAAGCAGAAGAAGCAACAACTGATAAGTTATCAATAAAAG